CGCCTTTTTTAGTCGCCAAATCCCATAAAAACATCATGTCTAAAATTTCTTTCTCAACCCAAATACTGCGACCCCCGCTGCGCCCATAAATAATTGGATATTGAATAATGCAATTAGTTTTTTCATTTGGACTTTTCTTCACTGTAATTTTAGCATACCGACCAATAATCTTATTTTTTTCTTGGTCATATTTTTCATTAGGCTTTTGTAGAATCTGATCTGTTTTAAAGCATGGCTCAAATTCTAAAATAAAATTAGCAAAATGTAAAAGTGCATTACCTCCCGTCGCAGATGTTTGCCTTACTGGAGCTTTACTGTAAGGGTCAAGTTTGATGTCTGCTCTTACTTGACTGACAAAAATAGCCATATGACCTCTTTTAGCTAAAGCAATACTCACTCGCTTCATAAAATCAGAAGCAATGACCGCCCCTCCTGCAACCTTTTTAGAGTCTTCAAAAGGTTTATCCATATC